CTTCTCCAGAATTTTGGTGAACCTGTGAATAATTGTACTGGTCTATTGGTATTCTCGGAAACATCGAAAAATGTTGTAAGAGTTGTGTAAAATGCCTTGGATTTTGAAATATGTGTCCCAATTTCCATTGTGGTAGTAAATATATTGATTAAATACTTAATTAATATATTCAATTTAATTTTCAAAGTATAAGAATTGGGAAGGTAAATATATAATGGGAACTCTTTTTTCAAGAAATAAGATAAATAAAATTAAAAAACATAAAAAAAAGAACTATGAAAATGCTTATGGACCACATATTAAACGATTCAAATTAAATAAAAGCATAGTATCTGTTAAATTTACGCCTTATGACGGTCGACAATATAATAAAAAAATACATTATTCTCATACTTATAAAGGGGTTCCTGGTGGATTTCATTTATAGCCAAAGGCGTCTACCTCCGCGTCTGCCTCCGCCCCTTCTCCTACCTCTGTGTCGCCACCCGCGTCCACCTGGTATAGGTCCTCTCCAAACGGGACCTTGTCCCCAAGGAACAGAAGGAAATGATGGTGATACGTATACAACGCTGTTGTTTTTTTGCGTTTGTTGTGTAACTTGAACGAGTAAATAGACTGTGATTACAAGTAAACAAATTAGAATAATCTGTATGTATTTCATTATATTAAATATCAAGATAATAATTTATTAGAGTAAATTATTATATAAAAATCACAATTACAGTGAAAAAAGGTCGCTTAATTGGAGTAAGCAAGACCACCCATACCACTCATGACGCGAAGGACATTGTAGTTGGTAGCGTAGACACGGACCTTGGCCGTGTTGTCCCCACCAATGGCGTTGGTAGAAAGGACAAGCTGAAGGGTTGCGTTGTCGATACGGGACATATTGCAAGTTCCAGATGGCTGGTGCTCCTCAGGGCGGAGAGCAAACGAGTAAACGTTAATACCAGTGTCCGGGTTACGCGTGTGGTGCTGGTAAGGCTGGACGAGGTCGAAGTAAGTTCCTTCACGCTCAGAGAAACGATCCTGGCCGTTAAGCTGGAGTTTGGCCGTGACGACTGGGTTTTGTCCCCAACAGTGGAGGGCAAGAGCAGTTTCGGCAAGGACAAAGGCACCGGCATCAGAGACGCCGGAGTCTCCATGCTCCGAGATAGGGAAAGGAGCCGACATACCTGGGGCACTGCATGTTGCGTTTCCATATTGGAATTCACCCCACTGGGAGCCCATCGCAAGGCTATCGGCACCTGGATCCTGAAACATACCGGTGGCGGCGTTAATAAATCCTTGCGTGTCGGCGGTGGATGCAACCTGTTTGAAACCAGAGAAGGCCGCAATAGAGGGAACAAGGGCATCGAGAGCATCAGAGTAATTGAAAGGCTGAGCTCCAAGGGCGACGTTCAAGTTGGTGTTTTTGAGGAACGACGAACAGTAGTCGACATTGGCGTCAGGCTGGACAACCCAAACAAGTTCTTTACAAGGGTGGTTGAAATTCAACTTAATCTTGTTAGAAGAAGAACCGACGGATTCATCACCTGTGAACTGAAGTTGTTCGATGAGGTATTCGTGGGGGTTCTGGGCCATGCGTCTACGCTCATCCGTATCAAGGAAGACATAATCGACGTAAAGCGAAGCTGCGACAAGAGACTTCTGGTATGAAACAGTGTCTTTGACGGAACTACCATTCGCAATTGGATTGGCGCTGCCGGTGGTTGCCTCTTCGAGGTCAGAGACAGCAAAGAGGACCTCATCCGAAGGACGGAGCTCAATATTGATGCGGACTTCGTGGTATTGAAGGGCAATCAAGGGAAGGGCAAGTCCGGGGTTGCGGCAGAACCAGAACTGGAGAGGAATGTAAAGGGTTGTTTCAGGAAGTGCGTTACGAGGGGCACAGACCGCGGCTGGGACAGTGGCTGCGGCGCAGGCAGAGTCAACATCAGCGAACGAAGGGTCTGTAAGGTAAGTAAGCTGGGTGGTGTGACCAACCATCTTGTTGTAACCACGCTCCTGCTCAGCAGTAAGGGTAAGCTGGTTCCAGATGTGCATCCAGTCACCATACTGTCGGTCAATGCGCTGACCTCCAATCTCAACCTCAACCATAGAGATGAGCTGCTCACCAGGGTAGTCGAGCCATCGGGCATAAGTTTTGTCACAAGCACCGGTAGTTCCACAGCAACCGTCCTGGCCAATCTCTGGGAGAGTGACCTGAAGGTAGGTGCGGTATGCTAAATCACCATTTCTGGAGATCGTGCACTGGACTCTGCGGCCGAAATCGGCCTGTCCATTGAAAGTCTGTTCGATAGACTCCATTGCGAAGTTGGTGTGGCGACGGTAAGTCACCTTCCAGAAAGTAATTTGTGGATTACCCGTAAGGTAAACATCTTGAGCGCCATAAGCTACTAGTTGCATTAATCCTCCTCCCATTTTATAATATTGCTAAAGAAAAAAAAATTTTCAAAATCATTTAATTAAATTAATTAAATGATTTATCTACTATTCGTTATTTAATATAGTGTTTATATCAATATTCTCCTTCATGAAGCTCTTCAAATAATCATCTAAATATACTTCTTTTTTTCCTTCGTGGTTTTTTTTAAAAATATACAAATTATTGTGTTTTTTAACATTCCATCCATTTTCTAAAGCATTGTATAAAAAGGCCATTTTATGTAATACAATGGGATCAATATTTAAATTTTCATGTGGTGAAATTTGAATATCCATTAAATTTTGGAGAGAAAAATGAATTTTGTTTTTAACTTGTTTATATGTTTTTATTAATTTTTAATTAAGCAAAATTATATTATAATATATAATGCCTAATTTCAAACCCAAAGCTAATAAAAAGTTAGCTAGAAAGAGTAAATCTTCAGTTACGTTAGATAGTAAACATAACGAGAAAATGGCTTTGTTTGATAAACAAGAAAATGAAATTATTCCTAATTTACTAAAAAAAAAATCAGAAATAATAAAAAATATAAAAAATGAAACAGACCTTATAAAACTATTAGAGTTGAAAGACAGTCTAAGAGATATAAAATACCAAATAAAGCAAATCAAAAAAGAAAAAAACGAATATTTATTAACAAATTCAAAATACATTTTTGATTATTTTGAAAAAAAAAAAAATACATCTGAGGGGAATAACAAAACAAAAATATTACATGAGTTTTTTAAAAAAATTAAAACAGAAGATACAGAAAATACCGATATTTCTAAATTTACAATAAGCAATTATTTATCAAATTTAGATGTAAAATTTTTAAATATGGATAATTATACATTAAAATATGAAAAATGCGATTGCGGTGGGGAATTTATACCTGTTGAAAGCGAAGGCGTGTGTGTATGTAAAAAATGTTGCGTCCAGAAGAAATTTCTAATTGAAAACGAAAAACAATCATATAAGGAACCACCAAAAGAGGTCTGTTTTTATGCATACAAAAGAATCAATCATTTTAGAGAGATTTTGGCTCAATTTCAAGCGAAAGAAACAACACAGATCCCAGAAGAAGTTTTGATAAATATTAAAAATCAGATTAAAAAGGAGAGAATAACGTTAAAAAGCATGACTAATACTAAAGCTAAGGATATTTTAAAGAAATTAGGATATAATAAATATTATGAACATATTCCATTTATTAAAGATAAACTCGGGATTAAACCGCCTGTAATGAGTCCGGAATTGGAAGATACGTTATGTAATTTATTTATGGATATACAAAAACCTTATTCTAAACATTGCCCGGATGATCGTGTGAATTTTTTAAACTATTATTATGTTTTGTATAAAATGTGTGAATTATTAGGAGAAGAGGAGTTTCTCTCTTGTTTTCCGATGTTGAAAGATCCCGTAAAAAGAATAGAACAAGATGAAATTTGGAAAAAAATTTGCAAAGAATTAGAATGGGAATTTATACCGACTATTTAATAATATAATTAAAAAAATTAGTTATATTATCTTATAATTTATTTACATTTGGGGGAAACCAACAAGGTTGGCACCAATACCAAATCCAGCACCAGACCGTGCGGATACAGCCATTGAAGGAACATATGCGTCAAGAATACAGAATGTAGCAGCGGCAGTTAATGCGATAAGACCAACTTCATCAATGTTAAGGGACCGCTTTGGGATTGCATAAGCAGCAATTGCGACCATAAGGCCTTCGACCACGTATTTAACGACGCGTCTGATAAGTTCACCGAGATCTAAAATTTGACTTAATTCACCGAACATTTTATATAATTCATAAAGAAAAAAAAATAATATATATATTTTTAAAAACTTAAAAATGATAGGCATAATTATCTTATATAATGTCTAAAATAAATGGTTTCGAAAGAAAGAAAATGTTAAATGGTGATGATAATCCTAAATATATTGATCTTTTAGATGAAGATAAGGGAATTGCCGGTCAAAAATTCGCATGTGTTTCATTTGTTACACCAGATGAGTTATTAAAACAGAAAGATCTGTTTTTCTTTCAACACTTCCTAAAACATTGGGATTTTACTAAATCCGTTCAAAAGTTCACACAGTTTTTGAATTTTCTTTCATTTAAATATAATTTGAATTTTGATAAAATTATGGAAGATTTTCAAGAATACACTAAATCAGAAAAAGATGAGGTGACTTATTCCACAATAAGAGATGACTACAAAAACTTTTTAGACGCCAAAGAGGATGATCTTGAGAAGGAATTCAATTCTGAAGTTGATTTTCAGACTAACACAAGGGGCGTTAAAATTAGAGGTTGTTTCCCTACACAACAAGAGGCAGAACTTAGAGCAAAACTTTTGAGAGAAGTGGACCCAAATCATGATATTGGAATTTGTCCAGTAGGTGTCTGGGTTCCTGTAAACCCCGAAGCCTACAGAACTGGTCGGGTTGAATATTTAGAAGAAGAATTAAATCAGTTGATGCAAGAAAAGAAAACCAACGAGACAAAAGCGAAACATGAATTTGAGAAAAGAGTGAAGGAAGCAAAGACGAATGCTATTGAGGAAAATAAGAAAAAGGCTAAAGCATCTGGAAATAAACTCACGCAAAATGTGGATATGGATGGTAATTTAGTAGGTGTGGGAACAACGTCTATTGAAGAAACAATGAATGATACAGCATCTAGTGCGGATATCAGAAAGGAGCTGTTTGATGGTGAAAATGTTAGAACACGTACTACTGAAAAAATTAAAAAAGCAGCAACCGCGAAATTAGAGAAAGAGAATATGAAGGTAAAAATTTCCGAAAAAAAATAGATAATCTTTAGAAATACATATAAAATTAAAAAAAAATTTTTATATGTGCTAATATTATAATGGATGTTTTAAAGAAAATGCTAGGTTCAGCCACAACTGCCACCAAATCTGCTGCCACAACAGCTGAAAAAACAGCGAATATGTCTGGCGGTCGCCGCAGACGCAGACGCACTCGCACTCACCGACGTAAACGCACTCGTTCCAGAGGCGGTGCCAAGAAACGCACTCGTTCCAGAGGCGGTGCCAAG